GTCAGGACGAGAACGCATTTCATGTTGAATGCCCCATTCATCATACAGTATCTTACTTACTTGAATTGGAGAATTAGGATTCAGTTCAGGTTTATCAACAGCCTCCTGCATCTTACTAGTTAGATCATTCAGCTCCGGTTTTACTTGAAACTCATAGAGGTCAGCGGCTCTGTCCACGTCATAAGTGATACCGTGTAGTTCAGCAGGCACAAGAAGATCATTAGTGGCAGGGATGAGAATGTTCTCATACATCGCCAATACATTGTCTTGCTTGGCCTGGTCGTAATATAGATCAAACAGAGACTTCGTACCACCAACGTCCCTACCAGCATACTCATAAAACTCATCATAATCTTCGACAATCCCTGTTTTCTTAGTAGCTTCGATACGCTTGTTGGTATAGTGCGGCCAACCGAATTCCTCCATCAATAGATATTCAAGACCATGAATACCTATCGCGTCATCCCCACCCGATCTTTCATCCAACGCATAAGAGAGGAGAATCGTGTCGTGGTCAACTCTGGCTTCGATTCGATAAGTGTGTCTAAGGATTTTGATATCGAACTTTCCATTGTGCCAGACAAAACGAATATTTCGGGATTCAAAGAGGGGTCGTAGATAAGCTCTAACGAAATCCTCGTTCTCAAATATCCCTTCACGCTCTCCGAGAACATAGGCATTAGTTCCATCATAGCTGAATTGCAACGAAATAAGAGACGCTCGGTGGGTGAGTCCTCCCCTCGATTCAATATCTGACGCAACCTCACCTGTTCTGGTTCCCAAACTTTCGATGAATGATTTGGCATCTTTAAGTTTCTCAATTACTTCGACGTTGGGATAGGGTGTAGGTGGGTTAGGATTGAAGGCTCTCTTGAAGTCTTTACGGAGGTTCGGGAATGTCGTATCGTCTCTGATTGCAAGTGCAGGATTATTGGTAGCGACAACGACTCTTCCGTTCTGCTGAATACGATACCCTCTGTAACGATCAATTGTCCCTCTCCCGCAGATAGCGTTAACAGCTTCACTTCCTGCGGCAATGACAAGACCAATGCCGGATAGCTCTTTAGCGAGCCTCGGAGCGCACGATTTAATCGCTTCCGGCGGTACTTTGTTACCATCGAGTTCGCAAAGTACCACATTGGTAAGTAGCACTTGTTCTCTAGAAACTCCATTACGTTTGAGTAGATTATCCAGAACTTTTCCACTAGGTCCTGCAAACGGCTTCTTTGCCATTGCTTCATATTTACCAGGACTCCTACTAACGATCGCCGCTATGGGCTGTGGCGGTTTTATGGAAGGGGCACACCGCTTCTTTTGAAGTGGACACTTCTCGCATTCTGCCAAGGGATGCTTACGGGGCATCGTCACCAATTTCTAGAATAGTAGCTGGAACTCTATGCTCAATATATTCGTACTGCGGTAGTGTCCAACCTTTGAGAATTGTGTGACGTAGTTCTACGGTCGCCACGTCACCTTCATCATTTGCATTAGGTAGAGGAACTGCTGTCTCAATGATACATCGTGATTTCTTAGCACCATACCAACGACGCTGATACTGATAGATCGTGATGATCAGATAGCCCTTCAGTTTTGCGGTTCTCTCTATTCCCATAGCCCTCTGACACCTATCCAAAACCACGTTAGAACATAAATGTTAGCTGCTGTAATTATCACGTTACCAAGAATGGTTCGATCATGCCAAAATGCAATGAGTTCAACGCCTAGAATAATACAGGCTGTCATTGCCATTAGAGTGACTACGATTTGAGCGAACATTAGATGCTTGGGAACTTTCTGTAGGTCTTATCAACCTTCTCGAAATTAGAGAAGTATCTATCTAGAACTTCATCAACGTTGTGCTTCTCAGTATATTCCTCACTCTTTGCGATAGGTTCGTTATTGTCGGCAACCAACCGGAAGAAGTAATATAGGTCAGGTACATGACCCGGCCACAGCTTCTTCTTCTGCTTACTGAAGATAAGTGCTTTAGGCATTATCTACGTCTCCTGTTACCATTGTTTGCCACCTTGAAGTACGCGAGCTTCATGTTTATGATCATACCGATTTGCGTTATATTCCATTTTCTCCTGATATGCACCTTCTAGATCATAACCATATGCACCTGCGTAATCGAAAATTCTAATAAGAGCATCTGCCAGTTCTACTTCAGCCATTCGACGATGAGGCAACTTATCATCCATTAGCTCTTTTCGTTCACCTTCCATTGCTTCAGCAACTTCAGAAACGATGAGCATAAGCAACATACCCTTATTGCGTTCAATTGGTTCACCCGTCTGAGGGTCTTGCCACCACTTGATATTCGCTTCGTGACATTCCTCCGAATAATCATTAAGCGTCGGCACGAACTAGCTCCTTGTATAGATCAAACACACTTACGTTCAGATCATTGATTGATCCGTTGTTGTGAATATACTTATCAATCATAATAGTAGGTAGAGGTTCTTCTGATGCATGACCATCTGGTTCGTGTCCTGGTCTATCAATCCTAACTACAGTTCCACCCATTTCCTGAATCTTAGCTGCTTCGTTTCGGAAGCGAACATCTGTTACTACGATGTTGTCCTCTTGGATAGAATTACGATAGAGATAATCTTCCCACTGATCTACCCAAAAGTTATTCCCGAATACTTCACGACCCATTTCAGTTCCGAAACGTTGCAGGAATTCACGCCAGTCGTAGTCATATTCAACTATGCCGTCGATCTGTAGAATAACATGACCTTTAGTTCCGATCGAATCAGCAAGCTTAAGCTGATCTACCATTTCTACAGTAATGTTGAATAGTGAAGCGACGGCTTCTTTCAACACGCCGGCGAAAGATACTTTCTGGAAGCCATAGGTGTCGATGAGAAACTGTGCCGCAGTATCCTTACCTACACCTTTACAACCATGAAAGCCAATGATCATTTCGCTACCACACAAGCGCCGTTCTTACCAGCCATATACATCTGGTCTGCCATATCCGCAGCTTCACGAAATGAGGCACCAGGGTTACTCTCTTGAATCTTCTTAATACGTTCATACAACTTAACTGGATCGCGTGTATCTCGCTTATCGTTGCGAGCCACCATTAGGCTTCTCCCACGGCATCTGTAGTTTCGGTGTTAGTTGCTGCTGTAGTGCAGCCAACCTAGCTTCTCTAATCTGCGGTTCGATTGCTTCTCTAATCGTTTGCATTGAATCTAGCATGATCATGCTAACATGCAGATTCAGATTTTCTTCAGTCAAGTCACCTTCGATAATTGCATTAGTGATAGCCTTAAGCTGAGCCTGCATAATGAATAGCTCACTACCACTAAACTGCATCTGATTAAGAGAGAGCTTCAGATCATTCCACTTCTGAGTCTCTTCCTGAATCAATGCATCCCACTGTTCTTGCGTATACATATCTTTTGTATAACGCGGCCCGACTTCCTCTTCTGGTGTTGCTTCAGGTTCACTCATCGTTTTCCCTTCTTCTTTTTCTTTTCATCTAGATCGCCAGAGTAATGAAGTAGAATCTCAGTATCCGTCCTATACACTACTCTCTGACAATAGATACAATACTTAAAGTTGCGATCCTCCTCATCAATCGTATAGATACAAGTATGTCCGACGTTTTCTTGTACCATTGTGTCTAGCGTTTGATCCGCAAGAAATTGATCTAACGGCCTATCGGCCAATACTCGTACCCCCTCCCTTTCTTTGTTAGGCGGATCATCATTCGATCTTCAAGAGTCCGTTGGATCATATCCATTGTGTTAGAGTGCAGATGATGACGTTGCATAACTGCCCCTCGCAATATACCTGGATTCCTTTCGATCGTTCGATAAACCGCATTCAGTTTGATTTCGTCAGTTCCTCTGCCTGCCTTCTGAAGCAGATCAACCATATGTTTTCCCCACTTCTGAATGAAGTAGGTTGCTTCAAGAATGTCACTCTTTGCAACTTCGATCTTTCCATCATCAGTTGGGTCTTGCCTACCAGCGGCAAACAACATTGATAGCTTCAACATCGAGAACGCCATACGTTGAAAGGTTGGTGCCGCTAGATGTTTGTCGGGAGACTCGTAAGCTGTTCTAACTAGCTTCTGCTCTACTTCAGTGAATTTCTCCCATGCATCGGTAGTCAAGATAGCTTCGATATTTCGCTCAATCTCGATCGTTCCAACTTCTAGTTCGACCTCAACTGTTTCCTGAGAATAGACATTATGCAAGTGATGGAACAATGTCTTAAGATCGTTACGCTTCTCTATGTTCTGACTTCGCGGTGGGCCAGTAGGTCTAACCTTGTTCAAATCTGCATAGCCTGAGACTACAAGAAAACGTGGAATGAATCCAGAAGTGATGAACGACTCATTGATCAAGTTATATGACTTCTCTAGGATTCCTCCACCGAAGAAGATAAAGACTGGTTCCTCTAGTACGATAACCTCACGCTTCAACTGCTTCGGCCATCGCTTCGGAACGTCATACATCTTCGTAAACGTCTCATGGATACCAGCTAGATAGTCTCGCTTCTGCATCATTTCAAATAGACCAGCTACCTCATCACGATAGAATACTGAGGTCATTCGTGGTCTATGAGAAACTGCTGAGAGGATACCTTCAGGAGAACCATCAGAAGCTACGATTGTATCAGGATCAATCTCGATGAGGAAATCAATCGCCATATCCATTGCGGTAGTCTTGCGAGTTAGCGTTGTATCACCAAGCAGCAGACCCCACAGATTAGGGATAATCTTTCCCCACTCAACTTTAAGGTGAATACCATCTGCCATCAATGCCGATAGCAACATAGCGCAAGAAATTTCATGGTACTCTTCAACTGCGTCTGTTGCTGTAGTTGCCCACGATAGGTAATCATGGATGATAGAGTTACCGATAGTATCTGCTTCCTTAGAAGTCAGAAGTTGTGGCATCTGCAATGGTGCATACGTCTCAAAGACACCATGTAGCTTCTTCTGTTGGATATCTGCTTTTAGAACTTCTTTCCACAAGTGAGAGATTGGTCTACCATCACGCTTATACTTGTTACACTTGGCATTGATAGCGATAGAGAAAGTCTCTTCGGGCGTCATACCTGATTCGATGCAGATATTGATGAGTGCCCATAGATCGCTTGACCAATCTTCAGTAGGTTCCTCGTTATACAGACGAGGGAACGAAGTTAGCTGAAGCTTCGCACGATACTCATAGATCACAAATTCAGGTGGAGGCAGAGTCTCAGGATTAGGAATCTCTGGATAATCACCATTGTCCTGTTCCTCATAGACTACCTCGATTGCCTCAAACAATGCAGGATCGACGAGTGCGGCGAAGCTGGTAACTAGCTTGACTTCTGGAACTACAGCTAGTCCCTCATACTTGTAGTTAATCGTGCCTGGTACTCTAAGTAGCTGCGTTAGATCGTGCCCGGATTTATCTACTCCATACTCAGCGTATTTGTATGCAATTCGCCGGCTGTAATCTTCTGCCCGTTCTGGATCAATCTTCTTATTCAATCTCCATACAGCTTGAAATCTACCAGGCGATGACTCAACGACGCATTGCGGTGGAATATGTAATTTGTCCGGTGTGCATGTATCTAGATCAGCCCACACTAGATTCTGAGGGATACAATTCTGCTTAAGACGCTTAGGCGTAGAGAGCATATTAATCCCGAACCAAATGTTATGCCCTGATCTTGCCTTGTCAATGAACTCCAACATCTTAGCCTTTTCAGTAGGCCACTTGAAATAGTGTTCATTGAACGTTTCTTTCTTATTGGGACGCTGCGTACAAATGCAGACGTATCCTACGTCCTCAGAGAATAGATAGTCAAAGAACTCTAGGCGCAGAGTCATTTCACTACCTACACTAGTCATCAGTATTGTGGTGAGTTGTAAGTTTTGAAAGAGTCAATGTTGTCAAGTTCGTAGAATAGATCAATCTCTTCAGTTGAGGCATTCTCATCAAGTGGGCCGAACGCTCCACCAATGGTATAGACTACACGATTGACACCGGCAGAGTAAAGAGCCAATGCACAATCTCTACACGGACGGGCAGTAGTGTAGTTCCCACTCTTTCTAGATATAGCAGCGATGTAAGCTGTGCCATGATCTAGAAGAACGTGACGCATTCTCAGCAACGCATGAAGTTCGGCATGGAGAGAGTATAGTCTCCATCGCTTAATGTTAGGAACATGCGACCAACCATTTGATACCAGACGGCTATTTACATTACTCTCAATAACGCAGCCCATCATGTATTTTCCAGTAGAGCTACGCTTCGCAATCTTGATGGCGTGTTCAATCATGGTTATGTAGGGGACACCACCGCAGCGATGCCCCCTACATTTCCCTCCTAATTAGTGAAACCTAGAGGACGCTTCCAGCGGTTTCTTTGCGCCCAACTGCACCAGCAGGCTTGACACCCATAACAGGGTTGTCATCCCTATCGGTGTAATCGTTCCACTTCTTACCAACGACAACAGTAAGCTCGTTACCGACAATCTCATCCTTCACTTCATCCAGATTGAACTTCTTGCTATTGATCTGTTCATCGGTAACGCCAGCCGCACGAAGCATATTAACGAGAGCACCATTTGCCTTCTTGCGGTTCTCATGGTCAGCGGGTGGAATCCAATACGTGCTAAAGAAACACCTATTGGCAACCTTAATACCCCTGCGCTCCGGTTCATCTAGAGAAACTCTGAACCTGACATTAAGACCAGGAGTACCAGCAGGATAAGAACCATCGTTCTGCACATAAACCCAATCAGTATCATCAACGGTACACTGATAAGAACCAGACGGTGCTGCTTCATAGTCTCCCTTACCTACAGATTCGTCACGATCGGTAAGATCGACAATACCATCAAACTCAACCATATCGCTCATTGCTTACCATTCTCCTTGTTCTGTTGTCGTTTCTGCCATAGACTAGGAATAGTAGGATTCACTTCGATATCATCGAATCCACAATTCCGCTGCTTAGCTGCTACACGATCCGTTTTGATAAACTGAATACTACGAACTATCTCTCCATCACTACCCACCTCCGCTTTCATGTACCCTACGAAATCTAGGAAGCCTGGAATTTGCCTCCGCAACTTACCCGCTAGCATTGGGAAGTATTGAATCTTTTGCAGCGAGTCTTGCACGTCTGCTACATGAGACGTTAGAATCGTGTTACAAGGTAGATCGCGAAGCATTCTTACAATACGACGCAAATGAGCGCCACTCTTATTGTATCCATACTGGTCTGCTACATCTTCATCTAGGCGAGGGTTATCCGCTGCTCTATCTCGCATGATCTTCGCTAGATCAAGACTTGCAAACTCTGAGAACGTATCGACACCAACGGTTTTGTAATACAGCTCTCCATTCTTATCAATGCTGTCGTACAGGTCTTGCACTTTCTCTAGCATCTGATCATAACTTCTGATCTGCACAACATCAATAAGTGGGTTATCACTAAGAGTCTGAACTCCACCGTCAATGTCGAAAATTAAGAGAGGGCTGGTCATCTTATGTTCTTGTGCTGTTCCAAGTAGGTGCGTTTTACCTACACCATACTCGCCAAAGAACATACCGTTCAACCATCGAATAGATTGCGCTGGTGGTTGAACGCCCAACTTCTCTCTAATTGGAATAGTTGTGCTTGCCTGTGCCATATCTCACCCCCTCTCATCTAATAGAGTTATAGCATCTACTTCAACGTGACCAGCTAATCGTTGAAGTAACATTTCTACATTATCAATGTAGAACTTCTTGATGAATCTACTGTGGCTACCTATTAGGAACTCATCATAGGTAATTGGGAAACCAATTCTCAATCCCATTCTTCTAGCTTCCTGTGAAATACGGTAAGCCTCATTGTGAGAATGGCAGACGATATAAGATACTGCGCCATTTGCTTCAGCTTCCGCAGCCATCTTGATCAGTTCAGTAGTTCTACCTGACTGACGACCTCCAACTATGAGTTTAGTTGTCATCTTACCAGTTGAGGAATGTACCGTACACCCAAAAGAAGATAAAAGCAAAGATCAGTATACCGGCTAGCACTTCCATTATTCCTCATCCTCATCAGCGGTGCGACCGTAATGGAATTCCTCAATGTAGTAACCCTTACAGAATTCACACCACACCAAACCTTCTCGTACTGGTTCAACGTTAACTACTTCTGGTTCTAGCTCCGTCAAATCTTCTACGATTTCAAATAGATCAGGCATTGATCAGAACAAGAATGATAGCTGTAATTGAACAAACTACTGACGCGCACGTTATAATAAATAGCGGCCAGTTCATATAGTTTTCCGTTCAACTGAGTTGAGAACCATAATTGCTTCATTAATCTTCTCAATCGCCTGTTTCAACTCTTGAACTCTATAGTACGCGGCCATAGAAGAATTACTGCAAGCTACAGCCTTCCGTTCTTTCTGCTGATGATCCTTCTCAGCTTCTTCAAGTTGACTAGCAAGTTTCTCTCGCTTGGTCGTAAGCGAATTAATATCGAAGTTAAGTAGCTGGCTTTTCATATTACTCAGTACCAATGCCTTCACGATCTTCTCTAAGAGACTTGAGAAACCTCTCAAACGTCATTTGACAACGAGAGCATAGATCGAGTTCGGTACTCTGATTGCCTACAGCGTAACGATCATCGTTACCAGGCATTCTTCTTTCAATCGTAATCTCAGTCAGATTGTTACGCTTCTCTTTAAACTCTTTATCACAACCATCGCACTTATAAATAGTAGCCATTATCTGTCCCTGTTATATTCATAGCTGTCGATCAAGATACCCTGCCAGTCTGAGCCATCATCAGCAGCAATACATGGAACACGAAATGCACACTGTAAACAAGACTTCGCACCTGTCGGATTAGGATATAGCTTAACATCAGGATTCAACATTTCTTCTGCAATCATCCGAAGGTGCTTACCAGCATTCTCAATCTCAGCTTCATTGCGTAGCTCAGTGTGGCGAATGACGAAAGAATCTTCACCCTCACGAACTAGCCAATTGTAATAAGACTGTGCCTTCTCATCATCCTCAAGCCATAGCTCTAGTCCATGTTCTTTAACTGCCCGCATGAATAGCTCAGCGGT